TATCAGCAGTAGCTACACGTAGCTCTGTATCTAATAGACGAGTTGCAACGAATTGTAAGCTTGGTGGAATAACCAATTTACGTGGTTTAGCAGCAATTAAAAGACCTCTTTCATCAGTCCATGCAGCGATTTGAATCACAGCGTTTTCTAATGATGTTTCGTTAAGGTCTGCAGCAACTGCTTGAGTGTTACTGTTAACACCACCTGATGTTAATGGGTGATTAGTAGCAAACAATTCTTTACCGTCGCCACCTGCATAACCTGAGTCAAAGCCGTTGTTAAGAACGTTAGCTGCTTTAACTTGTTTTGTGTAAGACATAGCACGAGCTAATGCTTTAGTATATCTAGCTGATAAAGTGTCGTAGAGGTTATCTTCAACAGCTTCTTCAGTTAAACTGAAACCTAAAGCGATTGTTTCGTGGTTATATCTAGCTGTCCAAGCTTCTTGTCCATTGTCATAAGCGATGGCTGAACCTTCGTTTTTAACAGGTGCTGCTGAGAAGCCTGATAGTTTAGTTTCTTCTTCGAATGAACGATCTGAAGATTCTGTTTCATAAATTTCTTTATGTTCTTCGCCATATTTCTCATATTCTAAACCGAATAGAGCATTAAGGCCTGGTAGTAGCTCCTTGAGGAGCTGGGCTCTTGAAATTGCCATGATTTATTCTCCTAGTTAAGCTACGGCGTTGCCGAGTGTTGTGTCAAACTGATGCAAGTTAATTTTTACTACTACTTCAGTAAAAGTCGTTGCACTAGCTGCGGTTTCTGGAACTACGCCTACTACCCTTAATGGGAAAGTGTCTGTAGCTGCTGGTGATGTATCTAAAACAGATGAACCAGCATTACCTGACGCATCAGGAGTTCCAATTAAAGCTGTGACGTTAGTACCGACAGCTGCCTGAGTTACTGTAGCAATAACGTTACTTGAATCTGTAACTGCTACTTTAAATAGTACTTTAGGGTCATCCACTACATAAACAACAGGATTTGTTACACCCGCCGCTGGAAGTGATTGAGCTTGTACAGTTTGGCTTTGTGAGTTTGTGTACTGAAAACCTACTGCTACGCCTAATTTAGCGCCCGCTGTTAGCGAAGTCGCTGGTGCTGCTGTACCACCTACGTCTAATTCTACTAGTTGACCGGAATACATAGCTGTTGATGCTGTTGCAGGGTACTGACGTGTTGCGCCTGCATATGGCATAAAGTCTAATCGGTTAACTGGCACAAAGCCGTAAGGAGCACTGACTGTTGGGTAAGCCATTATATTTCTCCTAAAAAGTTAGTTTTATTTACCACCGCGACCAAATGAAGTAGTTGATTTTTTATCAGTAAATAAAGGCATACGTGCGTCATTCTGTTTTAAGAAGTTATTATCTACAGCAGTTGCCTGTTGTTGAGATTTGTTCTTGTAGTATGCATTTCTCTGATCAACCATTTCTTGTGGTGCACGGCATAATAACAAGCCCCCAATTTCGATAGAGTCTTTATATCTAGCGTTTGGGTCTGCTTGTAAGTTAATTTCTGGGTGATCCGAATGTTTCACGGGCTCCCAGCCTTCACGCATTTTTGAAGATACATTTAGATTATCAGCAGTGTTAGCTAAACTTATTCTAATCCACCTATAGGCCCAACCCGGATGCTGAGTAAACTCAGGCAATAATGCTGCTGGTTTCCATTGTGTATTACGAACAGTTTCTGTTCTTCCTTCAGTTTCTCTATTCTTTCTGTTATCCATTTGTTCTCTCCAATTTAATCATTTCTCGTGCATACTGTTCCGGGGTCAACTTTAACTTCTTAGCGAAGGCAAGTTGGGTTTTTGTTAATCGTACTTTTTTAGGCGCGGTACTACGCGAAGCCGGAGCAACTACATTCGAAGGTTTGCGTTGGGCAGGTTTTTCCGCTTCCAACGAATCTTCATCCCCAATATAATTTTCAGGGAATCGTTTTTGCATCGTTTGGTCTATACGATGATAATAGTCTTCCGAGGATGGGTCAATTCCTGACCTTACTAGTTTTTCATGCAGCCCCAAAGCTAAACTAGTCATTTCCTCATCTTTACCAAACCATTGGTTTTTAGCCTGCCAAGCCTGAGCTCGAGCATCTGGTTTTGGTATTCGGGGTGTATTTGTCTCTTGTCGTAAAGATACATTATTCTCAGGTTCTTGTAAAGGAATATTATGTTGTCTTTGATAATTAGACGCTTGAGACATTTTCATCTGTGCATCATTCATCTTAGCTTGAGCTTCAATAATCCTATCAGTATCACCTGCATCATAAGCTTCGCGGTAATCCCGTTTAGCCATAGCAAGTTCATTCTCATAAGCACCTTGAAGAGTTTTTACATATGTTTCTTCCCCTGAACTTAATGTTGATCTGAGCTTTTTATTTTCTTCTGCTATTTTCTGTGCATATTTAATAGCTTCTTGACGTTCCCTATCCGCAGCTTCTTTCTCACGTCTTTCGTCGTGCCAAACTTTTTTAAGCTGAGCCATTCTTTGTTTAACTCTTTCAGAATAGTCGGTAAGTTCATCTTGCTCTAGTTCCTCTACAACTTCTTTAGGTAGTGGGTCTCTTCCCCTGTCAGCTTTAGGAGTGTCGTCTTCTTCTTCAATCTCAAAGTCTATCTCGTCTTGCTCAGGTTTAGTTTGTTTCTTTACTTTTGGTTCTACTTCTTTTTGTTCTAAATCAACATCCATACCCTCATCCATATCTTCTATGTCATCAGGCATTTCATTAATTATAGTCGCCATGCTTTTCTCCTTTATGCGCGTTCGTAACCGCGTGGATCATCCACTACAGCTTCGACGGTGTCATCATTTATAATGCGGAACTCTTTACCATGAATCTTGATACGAGTACCCGAATATGCTCTAGTAATAACGAAGTCTCCTTCTTTACACCAGGCTCCTGTTGGGAATCTTTCTTTGTCGGCGTAAGCCATGTCTCCCATTCTCATAACAAATAAAACAACCGTAGAGTGTTCTTCTATATTTCTTGTTTTATCTGATTTGATAATACCACTATCGTAAGTTTCAACTACTTCAGGCACAGCACATAATATGCGGTAGCCTTTAACTTCAGGTAATTGAAGTGCTTTTGCTGCTTCTTTTGATGATGCTTCTGCTTTTGCCTCTGCTAGTTCAGCAGCGTCTTTTTCTAGTTTTGCAGCATCGGAAGCTATTACTTTGCCTGTAGGAGATACTATCTCTTTATTAGGTGTTGCGATTTCAGTCATCGTCGTACTCCGTACTTTTTGCAAGGTCTTTAGCTATGGACTGTGCGGTTAAGAGACCCTGAATCTTTCCCACAGTATACTGATATTGAGCGAAGTCTTTCGCACTCCCGTCGCCCAAACTATCAAGTAATTCGTTTTGTCTTTCTTGTAACTTTTGAATTAAAACTTCTAATTCTGTCATTTACTATCCTTTCGGTTTATCTATTTTTTTATTCTCTAATACTGCTTCCACTCCAAGTTTAGTGCCTTCTATAAACTCTTTTGCTTGTAGCTCTTTTTGTTGGATAACTGCATCCGCACCTATCTTAGCTCCGGCAATTCTTTCACTAGATTCTAATCTAGCTCTATCTAGTTCAAGTCTTTGCATATCGAGTGCTGTGTCACTTGCCATTTTCTGTGCTTTAGCTTGAGCTTCCATTTGTTTAATTTGTAGCTCTGCTTGTTGCATTTGAATTAGTGGGTCTTGTTGCTGAGCCATTGCTTGTTGCTGCTGTATTTCTGCAGTATTCTTTTGTAATAATTGTTGGCCAGCTCTAGCTGCAAGACGCGAAACTTCTAATTCTACATCTTCTGGTAATGTTTCATCCGGCCCAGGAAGTGGTACTCCTAACTGTTCTTCTATTAATGCTCTATATTCAAACGCTAAGTGTTCTGCAATATGCGCTTCAATTGCTGCTCCAACCTGCATAGCTTTTGGACTTTGTCCTACTAACTGAGCGATTTTAGGATCGTCTTTAAAAGTCATGTGTGTTTGTATATGTGCTTTATGGTCTTGGTACATAAATGCTTTAACCGGTTTACCATTAATAAGATTCATATTCTCTGTTACTGGGTTAGTTGGTTGAATATCTTCTTTATTAGGTATTAGTTTGTTTGCATTTTTAACACCAAGTACATCTAGCATTTGTCGGTTTAGTTCTGGTAAGTCATATATATCTGGGTTAGCCTGAGCTAACTGCATCACTGCTTGATACTGAACTACTTTTTGAGACATAGTAGCTGCATTAGGATCAGATACCGGTATTACTTCTACTTGGTCATAATCCGATTGCTTAGCCATTCTATCGCCAATATCTGGTTCATAGCTATACTCATCTGGTGTGTAATCTCTAATGATGTTTTTAAGTAGTTTAAATTCTTGTTTCATTGCATAGTGAACACGTGCTTGTACTGCTGACATAACTTTAAGTGTTCGCTCGAGGATGGCTAGTGTTGTTCCTACTGGTGCGTTTGCTGACATATCAGAAACTTTCATATCTGCTGCACTTGCAAATCGTCGGCCCTCTTCAATAATCTGATTCATTAATTGATTAAGTACTTGGCTAGGTTCTTTATATGGAAGAGGTAAAATGTTATCTCTAATTGTGCCTGATGGTACATCTACATCTCTAAACTCTGCTGGTGATATAGGTGTATCATCTCCTTTAATTCTTAGTCCACGTGTTTTAAATCCACCGGGTAAGTTTGCTAATGTACCTGCATCAACTAATTGACGAAGTAACATAGTTCCTGATTTAGCGAATGCTCCGATTAAATGAATTAGACCAAAACAATAAAATCCAAATCCTGGTATATATCCATAATGTACGAAGTGTTGACGTTTATGCATAGTTGGATCTTGGGGGTCCCAATTACGTCTAATAGATAACACCGTTGAAGTGCTTCTTTCGATAGTTACTACATAAGGTACTGCAATACCGGTTTCTTCTCCATCTTTATCTACATCTTCAAAGCCTTGTAAATCTAAATTAACATGCATTTCTAAGATTTTAAATCGGTTATCTGATGTTGCATCAAATCCCATCTTCTCTGCAATTTTCTTTTCTACTTCTTCTAAATCATGTGAAGGTTCACCTAAGTCTACATCACTATAGAATCCAGCTACTTGTAGTTTTCTTAATTCATTTTTTGTCTTACGCATAACATGTGTTACACGCTCAGCAGTTTCTAAGTCAGATGCTCCATAAGGAACCACCATATCTTCTGCTGGCACGAAGAGTGCGACTTGTCGTTCTAAATTGGGATCATAATAAACTTTCTTAAAAGCATTACCCGCTAAACCAAGACCCCATAACATTCTTTCGTGTTCAGGGCGGTACTCGGGCATTTTCTCTGTGAGTTGATAGTTCATGTCCTCTTTAACCCGACTTGCCGCATCTTGTTTCTCTTTAGAATCCTTGCCAACTACTTGGGTCTTCACTGGGCCTGCAGCAGGAAAGGTCTCCATCATAGTTTCGGCTTGGAACTTCACTAAAGATTCTGTCATTAATGGATGAAATACATTACAAGCACCTTCCCACGGTTCGGATCGGTCCTCCATACTCAGCCCTAATAATTCTAGTCCGTCTACATACGTATTAAGCCAATCTTTTCTTGCAGATAAATCTGCTTCGTAGTCACCTAATAGATCACTAGCTAATTGTTCTAGCATACTATCATCCATTTCTTCTGCTAGGTTAGCATTAAATGCTTCATCCATCATAGCATCTGTGTCTATATTAATTTCTATACCATCAGCTTTAATATTAACTTCTTCCGGATCTACTATCTCTATCTCAATTTCTGGTTCCCCTAGTTCTTTTTCTAGTTCGTCCATTCCTACCGGAGTTTGGTAAAGTCCTTTATCTATGTCTGCCATTGTTTATCCTTAGTCTATAATTTTTTGGCCACCCTGCAGTGGTTTTGTTGTTAATTTATTTAATTCTTCTACTGTATATAAATCAGCGTTTCCCAGTTCACCAAATGGTAAAGGAGAAAACCCTTCAACTAAATCTTCTGCATTAGCAGAAGTAGCAGCAGTTAAAGCCGCGCCTACCCAAGGTACTTTCTTTAATATTTTTTTAATCTGAGTACCAAAATGAATTCCTTTACCCGTATCCCCTATGTTACTAGCACTATTATATATTTCTACTGGATATTGTCCTACTGAAGGTTTAGTAGAATATTCAACAGTCTGTAATATTGTTCCAGTTTTTTTAGGTCCATAATCTTCAGTTAACACTAAATTTGCTCTACCCGTAGGTTTACCATCAATAATTTCAGGTTCAAATTTAGTGGCCATATCTGGATTTTGAAAATAACCTCCTAAGTTATTAGTGGCATTTTTATCCATAAATATAGTTTTGCCTGACTTAGGTTGTATGCCCGTTGTTTTATCTTTATGCATAGCTCCACTTCTATTTCTTATAGTAGTAGAATCACCAAAGAGCGCATATTCAGAACCTCTATCGGTAACAAAGCCTCCTAACACATCAGCTTGTGCCATTATCTTTTCCCAAGCTGATGTGTATCTCTATCTCAATTTCTGGTTCCCCTAGTCCTTTATCTATGTCTGCAGCCATAATTTAGTTTCCTAGTTTCTTTATTAAATATTTAATTGTTCGTTCAATACTTAGTGTAATAATGTAATATATAAATAATGTCCAGTATAACATCTTCTTTATTACCCATATAGTTTCTTTTATAAACCAATGCTTTATCATAATGCGTAGTGCTTCTTTTGGTTGTACCCTCTAAATCCAGGGATATCTTCTTCTTCATCACTAGGTAGCCTAATAAAGCCACCTTGTCTAAACCGAGCTAATGCTAAAGTTGTTGCGTCGACC